AAAAATTTTATTTTATTTGTAACGGCACTTTCTATAACATCATTAGTGCATGCTCAGGGTGTAAGTTTAAAAGTTGTTAATGTTGACCCTGTTTATAAAAATGTCACAAGGTATCAAACCGTTGTTGAAACACGCAAAGTTTGCTATCGAGAAAATCGTTCTAATGGTTTACTGGAGCGAGTAGTTGACGGAGGTTTCGGAAGCACCGAAGGACTTATTGGTACTGCTGCCGGAGTTGCTATCGGTGATAAGATCGGCGGCGGCCGTGGAAACGATGCGGCAAAAATTATTGGCGGACTTATCGGAAATAAAATAGGCAATGATATTGCTGATAGCAAACGTGCACAATGCGAGTTCGAAGATATAGAACGACAAGAGCCTTATACTGTTCAAGAAATTTCAAACTATAGAGTTACTGTAGAAATGGAAGGTTCGCAGTTTGTTGTCACTAGACAATATCAGCCACGTGTTGGCGACTACATACCCGTAAGCCTGCGGGTTCAATAACAAGGAGAAACAGGTGAAAATTAAACTTGTGAGTTACTCACAGCCTTCAGACGACTTTTTAAATGAAGGATTAGAGGATGTACAGGACCTCATTGCATATTGTGCAAGAGTTAGCAATCCGAGCAATCAGTTTAACACGGAAACATCTACTAAACTGTTAAACTATTTGGCAAAACACGCCCATTGGTCACCCTTTGAAATGGTAAGTGCTTGCCTAGAAATTGAAACTACTAGAGATATTGCTCGACAAATTTTACGTCATAGAAGTTTTAGTTTTCAAGAGTTTAGTCAACGTTATGCAGATCCTACTAAAGATCTTGAATTTACTCTAAGAGAAGCAAGACTTCAAGATCCTAAAAATAGACAAAATAGTATATCACTCAATATAGAGGACATTGGCAAAGGTGGCGAGGCTTCTGTCAGTACCCCCGAAGAAAGACTTTTTATACAATGGAATGAAAAACAAAAAGACGTAATACGAGCCGCTCGTGATGCATACACTTGGGCTGTAAATAACGGCATTGCAAAAGAACAGGCTAGAGCAGTACTACCGGAAGGAAATACTGTAAGCAGACTATACATGAACGGTACAATAAGATCGTGGATCCATTATATCGAACTTCGCGGTGCTAATGGTACACAAAAAGAACACATGCAAATAGCAAAAGCCTGTGCAGAAGTAATTGCAAAAATTTTCCCTTTAGCGGCAGAGTTATAATGAAAATTGCAATTACTGGACATACAAAAGGTATCGGCAAGGCCCTTTCTGAAGTGTTTGGGCAAGATCACGAAATTATAGGATTTAGCAGAAGCAACGGTTACGATATTACTAAACAAGAAATTGTAGATAAAATTATACACGAGATAAAGGATTGTGACGTTTTTATTAACAATGCTTATGCACCCGATAATCAAACACAATTATTAATAAAATCAGTTTTTCAATGGGAAAAACAAGATAAGGTTGTAATTAATATTAGTAGTATGTGGTGTTACTACGATCATCCACACGAATTTATACAGCAATATCGGAAAGAAAAAATACATCAAAACAATTTTGTTAAAGAAAAAATTCAGGCAGCAATGTTTGCTCCTAAGATTATGAACGTATTACCAGGTTTTGTTGATACAGACATGGTTAAAGATGTAGTTGCTAAAAGTAAAATAAACACAACAGATCTAGCCAACATTATCAAAGATTTATTTGAAATGCGAGACAAAATGTTTGTACGTGAAATTGTAATTGACACTCCGATTTTTCCTTATGGATGATTTAATTTATGAAGCGTAAGTTTATTGATGCATTTATGGATGTTGCTGAACGTTTTGCACAACTAAGTTCAGCACAACGTTTGCAAGTAGGTGCGATTGTTGTAAAAGATGATCGTATTATCTCAATTGGATATAATGGTATGCCTTCAGGTTGGGATAATTGTTGTGAGATTACTGTTAACTGTCACGAACTAGGTATAACCGAAACTGTAACTAAACCAGAAGTACTACATGCTGAAAGCAACGCAATTGCTAAACTAGCACGGTCACTCGAAAGCGGTCAAGATGCAACAATGTTTATCACGCACTCTCCTTGTATAGAATGTGCAAAATTAATTTATCAGAGCGGCATCGCCACTGTGTACTACAAAACAGAATATCGTAGTACACAGGGCGTTGACTTTTTAAAGAAGTCAGGCGTGGCTACTATCTGTACAGATAATTAATCACCATATACTTTTAGAACTTCTTTTACTGCCTCGTGTCTTTCTATATCTCCTTTTTCAAAGTGGACTATGTCCAAATAAGATGTAGTTGTTGTTTCTAATAGTTTAGTAAAATCTATTAAACCATTATCCTTAAGCCTATCTGCTTGTGCTAAATCGCCTGTTACTGCCATCATAGAGCCTTCGCCTAATCTTGTTAACAACATCTTCATTTGGCTGGGTGTTGCATTTTGCATTTCGTCTGCAAGTATAAAAGCATTTTTAAATGTTCTTCCTCGCATATATGCTAGGGGAGCAATTTCTATTATGCCTTCTTCTATCATGCCTTCTATATCTTTTGCATTAAAATACTCTCGTAACACATCAAAAATAGGTCTTGTCCAGGGAGCCATTTTTTGCTCCAATGTACCAGGTAAAAATCCTAAATCTTCATCTACTGATACTGCTGGCCTAGTTACAATAATTTTGTCTATTTTTCCTTCCTTAAACATTTTCACCGCTACTTGCACAGCCAATAAAGTTTTGCCTGTTCCCGCCGGACCTATTCCAAAGACTATGTCTTTTTGCTGATCCAGCAGTTTTAACACGTAAGTTTCTTGGTTTCTATTTCTTGGAAGTATTGTTACTTGATTGGTTTTTTTGAAATTGTTGAAATCAACAACATTTTGAAAGTTATCTTGTCTCTGTCGAGCCTTTCGTTTTGCACCCATTTATATTCCTCCTTATTGGAAAATGGAAATAGGGTTAATGCGTAGAACGCATTTGCCCTACAAAAGTATTTACACCTTTACGCAAAATAAAAAATACTATTATATGTTAGTGTCACGGATAAATAAGTATATCGATATACGGAATCAAAAAAAATGTATGATATATATGATCTAATTAAAAACGTCGAATCAATTTATGAGGGGGAGACTTCTTTTAGCATTCTTAAAGATTTTGAGCGTGTACTAGATGAACTTGATATTTACGTTTACGAAAATTGGTCTGATGGCGAATTAGCAGAAGGACCAAAAATTGAAAGACATTGGGTTACATGTTCCTTTATGTGGCCTCACAATAAAATGCCTGATCCAATGGGCGGCAAGAGATTACTAGATTACGACTGTAAAGTTTACTATAAAAAAGATCATCTTGTAGAGCCTCGTAAAATACGAGAACCTGGCGATATAAGACCGGGAACTAAAAAAGGTAAATTAGATCGCAAACCTATTTGGGTTGTTGAAATACAAATGCCAAAGAAACTAATAGCAGATATTCACACAGGATATGCAGAAGAACAAGATCTACTAAGTCAACCTGCAAACTATCAAAAAGCAGACGCACAAGAAGTACAACCTGCAGACACTCTTGCAAATGCTGAAACACCGGCTACTGATCAGGGAGCGACTATATAATGGGTTTACGAAATGAAGACTTAAGAGATCTTGTGTACGATATTTTCGAAGTCGATTCTTTTGCGTCTAAAATGGGTAGTGACGAGGATATTGTAACATTAAGTTTTTCTGTCAAAGAGCAGAATGCCGCGAAAGATTTAATGTCGTTTATTGAAAATGGATATACATTTGTTTTAGATGCAGATTACACTGTCGGCGAACAAAGTGACGGCACTTACAAAGTATTTGTGGAAATGGAAAGAGATAGACAAGTACCTGGACAAATCATGGAAATTCTTGACGGTGTTAAAAGTTTAACCGGCAGAGAAAATTTTAAATTTAGATACTACAAAAACTTTAGATCCATGGATGCTAATGACGCAACTTTAGAAGAAATGATTCCTACTCATGCATCTGATTACGGTATTAAAGTTAACGAAACACAAATGGAAAACTACAAAAACTTTTTTAATAAAAGTTATTTAGATTTCTCAGATCTTTTAGAAAACACACTTGTACTAAAGAAAAAATATGCAGATCCGTTATATTTTGAATTTTTAGACTTTGGTGACATAAAAGATGTATTACCAAATGTTACTGGAACATTTGATTTGATGGAGTCTTATCCTGAAATATTATATCTAACTAAGTATATAGGAGACTATAATATTTCTAAGTATGGAGATAAGATAGTTTTAGAAAACGCAGGAAAAGCGTTAGTTTTAAAAAGGAAAAATTAATGAACAGAGAAGCAGTATTCGAGCAGTTAAAAATTGATGAGGGCGTTGTCTATGAAGTCTACAAAGATCACCTTGGATATCCTACTTTCGGAGTGGGCCACTTGGTACTCGAATCCGACCCGGAACATGGACAAGATGTCGGAACTCCAGTGTCTGAAGAAAGAGTACGAGAATGCTTTGAACGTGACCTTGACACCTCAATTAATGAATGTATTGCTTTATACGGAGATGCATGGGAAGCGTTCCCCGGAGAAGTACAGGAAATACTAGTTAATATGATGTTTAATCTCGGGCGTACTAGATTAAGCAAGTTTAAGAATTTTAACGCAAAACTAGAAGAACACGACTGGGCAGGTGCTGCGCCGGAAGGAAGAGATTCTTTATGGTACAGACAAGTAGGAAATCGTGCAGAACGTTTAATGGAACGTTTAGAAAAACTATAACATAAGGAACAATCAGTATGGGTTTCAAATTAGCATTTATAATGTTTTTAGGAATGATCGGAATGGCTGCTGTAGGAAAATGGTACTATGACGATACCCAAGCGCGAATGGCAATTTTAACAGAAAACAATGCAAAACTAGAAACTGCGGTGCATACTCAGGAAGAAGCAATACAGACTTTACAAGCAGACTATGCACGGGCTAATGAACAATTACAGTTAGTAAACGCAGAATTTGCAAAAACTAGAGCACAAAACAATGTACTAAGCGATAAACTTGCTAGACATGATCTTGGAGTTTTAGGAAATGCTAAACCTGGCTTGGTAGAAAGAACAATTAACCGCGCAAGCGAAAAAGCAGGTAGGTGCTTTGAACTACTATCTGGTGCAGAATTAACGGAGACAGAGAAAAATGCAACAAGTGCAAAAGCGTTCAATAGTGAATGTCCTTGGTTGTGGCCTGGCAATAGCACTCCTTAGTGGGTGTTCTATATTTGGCGGACCGATGCCAAAGCAGATAGAAATATCTGCTAAGCCAGTTGAAAAACCTAAGTTAGAACTACCTAATGCAGATGAGTTATTTTTCTCTAAAGTAGAATGGATTTTAATAACACCGGACAACTATGAAGAAGTTTTTGAAAAATTGTCTGCAACCGGTAGGCCTGTGGTATTATTTGGACTAACAGATAACGGGTACGAAGCACTTGCAAAAAATTTATCTAGTTTAAGAGCATACATTCAACAACAGCAAGTAATTATTGCTGCTTATGATGCATACTACAAAGAGTCTGAAAAAGCATTAGATGCAGCAAATGCAGAAATTGCAGAAACTGCTGACGAAGCAAAAGCAATAAAAGAACAGCAAGAAGACAAGCCTAACTTAATTGAGAGATTAACCGGCAAAGATGATTAATAAATGGTTAATACTAATAGCAGTATTACTAACAGGGTGCAATGCCTCTTTACCAAGTTTTTGGGACGACAATCAAAGTGCTGCGATAATAAATGTTAGACAGTCTATAAACGAACTAGATTGTAGTAATAATTACGTCCCTCAAATTTACATTATAAAAAAACAAATTGAATGGTTTGACCTTTACAGCGAAAGTAAAGGATCAAGACAACAGGATGTTAGAGACTTAATTTCTCCTATGACGGAGACTGTTGAGGATTTCTATATTCGAAGCACATCTGAAAAACCGGGTGGAACATTTTACTGTAACAGCAAGAAACAGATATTACAAGAGCAATCAAGCACTGCTGCAAAAGCAATTATGAGGAGATTTTAATGACACTTAGTGATCTAGCCAAGTCAAACAAGTCTTGGGCTGCTAAACGTGCTCGCATGGCTTTAGAAATTCAAGAACAATTAAATGTTGGTAACTTATCACAAGACGAAGCACGAGAACTACTAGAAGATTAGTAAGGACAGATGCTTTAGATAAAGAAGCAGACGATATAGAAACCAAAGCACTGCTAGTATCCGCTGTTACAACAATCATAAAACTAGTTTAATGACATACAATATAATCTTTTTAAATAGTACTCCGTATGACAAAAAGAAAGTAAGAGGACTGGCTCCTTACAATTTACTAGAGCAAGCAGAAAAACACAATTACACTGGGATAGTCTTTGACTTTATAGAATCTTGGACTTTGGACAGTGTTAGAGAAGCCTTTGATTACGTAATCACTGCAGAAACCAAATATCTTGCATTCTCTCTATCATGGGCAAGAACAGATACACCAAGACGCTATAAACCGCATCATGTAGGCGACTACTTGCTAAACAATAATTTTAATACTTTAATAAATTTTGCAAAAACAAAAAATCCAAATATAAAAATTATTTGTGGTGGCAGTAATGCTGTACATGCAAACAAGTTTGTAATAAACAGTGTTGATCATATATTTTACGGGTACGGCGAAACGCAGTTTGTAGATTTTTTAAAAGATCCAGACAGATATGAAAAAATTGTAAATCACGATGTTAAAGCATATGCAACACATACAGATTTTGATTTTGCAAATGCCAATCCAAGAATTCCTTTACATAGTTTTGTTACTCCTTTAGAAGTCCTTCCGTTAGAAACTGCAAGAGGTTGTAGATTTAAATGTGCGTTCTGCACTCATCCTCTAATTGGAAATAAGGACGCGGCTAGTTATATTAAAGATAGCAATGTAATTAGGGACCAACTTTTATATAATTACGAAAATTTTGGAGTTCAAAAATACTCTATACAAGACGACACCTTTAATGACGATAATAATAAACTAAAACTGTATGCAGATGTAATAAGCAGTTTACCATTTAAAGTATATTTTTGGGCTTATATTAGAGGAGATTTATTAATTACAAATCCTGAACAAATTAATTTATTACACGAGATGGGCTTGTCGTACTGTTTTATGGGGATAGAAACTTACAATCAAAAAGCAGGTAAAGTAGTAGGAAAAGGTATCGATCCTAACAGGATAAAAGACATGCTACACCGTGCTCGAGAAGTATGGAAGGACGATGTTTATCTAAAGCAAGGACTTATTGTAGGATTACCCTATGAAGATAAAGAAAGTATACAAAACACTGTTGACTTTATAACAGGACCAGGAAGTCCTGTAGACGAAGCACAACTTGTTCCGTTGGTATTGCGCGGAAAAAATCTGATAGGTGAGGACCCATATGTTTCCGACTTTGAAAGGAATCCAGAGAAGTACGGTTTAACTATGCAGTCAGATATAAATTATTCTTGGATCAAAGATGACGGAACTGATATAAGATCTTTTGAAGAAGCATTTCACTTTTGTAGTGAAGTAGCAAATGGCAAAACTGTTGACTTGATGGACAATGCGCATTCAATATACGGACCTGATTATAAAAAACGCATGAAACTATTTTTTGAAAGCAGTTTAGACTTTGCAAAAAGATATTCTTACGATGACGTAAGAAATTTTACAGGAGCAAATAAGATAGCATTTTTACAAGACTGTCAGCAAAGTCAAGGAAAATTTGATGCTATGATACAAAATCACTATGTTCGACCTTTGCTAGATCATTTACAACCATTTTTTTAATAAATACTAGTAACGTGAAGGGCACGTTTTAAATTTTGAGGGAGTTTAATATGTCTGACGAAGATAAAAAACCAGAAACATACCATCCAGCAGATACTAACGGTGACGGTAAGGTGTCTGATGAAGAGCACAAGATGTATATGGAGTTCAAGCGTAAGGAACTAGAAGATGCAGACGCTATGCGTGATGCACAACGTAGCATGGCCTGGTTTGCTCTATTTGGCATGTTGTTGTATCCTTTTGCTGTTGTACTTGCAGACTTTGTTAATCTTGACGGTGCTGCAAAAATACTAGGCGATATGGCTGCTACATACTTTGTTTCTGTTGCTGCTATTGTTGCTGCATTCTTTGGTGGCCAAGCATTAGCCAATAAAAAGTAATATCACTACCAACCC